TCTATTTCGTTTGGATCAATGTATGGGTTATCGTATGTAGTGAACTTAAAGCTTTGCCAATCGGGTTCGGCTTTGCTAAACAAACTAAAGAAGTAGTTTTTACCTTTAGGGGTGCTTAAGAATATAGCCTTACCCTTATAGTCCGTTAAGGTAGGTCTTATTGAGTTTAGCCACCCGTCTTCAAGGTTAGGTATAAATGAAGCCTCATCTATTACGGCTAAGTGAAACTTTAAACCACGAAGATTGTCCAACCTTTCGCCTGTAAAGAAACGAATTGAGCCACCCGTTATGAATGTAATAACCAGGTCGCTTTCGTTCTTAGAATATATCTCCAATGGTAATAGATCAACTATCTCCTTAAAGAATATTTTGCCTAATTGGTAAGTAGGTGTAATGTAAGCTACACGCTTTTTATTAACTGCCGTGTCTATGCTAATCGTTTGGCTAATCAAGGACTTGCCAAATCTTCTCCCTGCCATCATTACAATAAACCTACTATCGCATTCAATTACTTGCTTTTGCGCTGGGTGTGGGTTATGTAACTTCAAGCCTACTGTCTGCATTATCTATCGTAAGTTATTTTTATCTCACTTACTTCGTGTTTGTTTTCTGACTTCTCTACTAAGCTATTCAAACGCTGCGTAATGCTTGGATTGTAAACCCCTGCCATTCCCCCTTCGATTTGATCTTGTCTAATTGTTTTCCTAATACGCGAACAGATAGTTAAAAAATCTGCGTAAGCATTATTTGTGTTAGCAAAGTAATGGCTTAAATCTCCTATAACCCCTTGATTGTAACAATAGTTTTCAAAGCCTTCTATTGTCAAAGGTCGCTCTCTTAATCTGTAAACTTCGTCTCCGTCTTTGCCTACGAAATCGTGAACTTTAATAGGATTGCTTTTACAATACTCGCAATACTCAGTAAAGTATTGAAGCATTAACTCTGGTGTTTCTATTGCTTTATGCCTACCCATCTATTTTTGTTTTATAGTGTTGACATATCCTGTCCATTACGGATAGATAATATGTGTTAAAATCTTTATACCCTTCGTTGTCTTGTTCGTATGTTCTGTATAAGATGCCTCTTAATCTTTGGCTCGGTGTCTTAAAGGTGTCCGGGTCTGCTTTAAGGTTTTCTACTATGTCTTGCTCTTCTTTACTAAACGGCTCTTCTTTGATTGCTAAGTAGCAAAATTGTTGGTTAAGTTGGAATAGGTTAGCTGCATCTTTAGGACTTAGTTCCTGGGTTGCTAAAGTTAGCTTTATTGTTTTGTCTTTGCGTGAGGCTATGCTCTCTACTTGGCTTGATAGTATTATCATAGTATGCCGTTAATTATATCGTTTGCTTCGTCTATTGCGTCTTCTTGGTCGAGATAAGTGTCTACGTCTGCTATATGTTTGTTAATCAAAGTTTCTGCCATAGCATAGGTATAATGTCCTATCGTGGTCATATCGTCTCCATTTTTACCCGTCTTACATACTGCTACGAAGTAAGCCTTATGTGTTAGGATAAGCCATATAGCATTTAGTTTTCTCATCGTCCTTGACCTCTATATGCTTTTTCTCTTGGCGTGTGCTTATTAAAGGACTTCTTTGCAGAGCCTCGCTTCCTTTTCCCGAATTGAATTTTGTTACTATTTTCTTTAACTTTTGCCATCTATTAATTTATAATTTATATTGTTAGCTAAAACTCTATTTCTAATTGTTGGTCTTGAAACATTTAAATATAATGCACAATCTGTAAATGATTCAAATATTTTATTTTCTGGAACATATAATACCTTCTTAGACATTGGGTGTTTCTCTCCGTGCCTACCTAATGCAGGTTTAACAATTTTATTTCTTTCTGATAAATAAGGTCTTTTTATACCTACATTAGTTATTCCTTTTGTACCATTTTTAATAGCATTAATATGCTCTATTGTTAATTTTTTACCCTTATGGGCATCTGATATTTTTTTTGCTACTAATGGGTCTTTGCTTATAGCATAAGAAGGATTAGCTACTAAATTCATTCCATTCTCATTTATTTTATTATATGTTCCGAATAAAGATATATAAAATTTTTCCCATAATAACATTTCTTTATAAGGTATATTTCCTAAATCTATAATTAATTTATAAAAATTATCAAATCCATATTTCTTTATAGAATTAGTAACGTATCTATTATCATTACAATTTTTATACCCACCAAATCTTTTTTTAATATTACTTGTTGAGCCTACATAAGTCCTTCCCTCACTATGAGTTAGTAAGTCAAAAAAATACACATACTTATTCTCGTTACCTTTTGCCATAATTCTTTGCGTGTATATCTTTTAAAAACTCTTTATATTGTTTCTTGTCTCCGTACTTAATATGGCATTCTCTACAACAACACATTAGGTTTTCTATTACATCTGCCTTTTTAGTTCCCCCCATTCCCCTCGCTTCTATGTGATGTATGTCAGTTCCTACACCACCACAAACCTCACAAGGAACAAACGATGTAGCGTCATAGCCCATTCCTTGTAAGTAGATTTGCGTGTGTTTCTGCATACTTTCCCCATTAAATTTTCCGTTGATTAATAAATAAAAAATTTAAGTATGCAAATTATTTTTTGTCTATTTCCTTTAGTTTGTTAATTGCCCATTCAATCCCACTCGTACCGCCCCACGCATCAAACATTAAACCGCCACAACCTTCGCTATAAGGCACATCTTTATGTTGTTGATGTCTTTTAAACGAAGCCATACGAGCAATCGTATCTCTACTAATAGGCTCACGATTTGCCAACTGTCTTGCTCTTGCCTTACCAGTTGCTTCTCCGCAAGAACCCCAACCATTTTTCTCAGCCCATTCTATTGCCCTCTTTGCGTTGTTAGTAGCTGACTCCGGATAGTCGGTATAACTTTCAGCAAATTTACCACCTGCAAGGATAGCTTTCCAAACCTTCATAGCTTTCTCTTCGGTATCGTAGATGCAAGACCCGTTTCCAATCCGGTATTTGCCATTAGAGGCGCATTTTATTACTGGCATAGTTTACTATAAATATACTTTCTGTCTAAATTTATCTCGTCAAAGTTATACTTCTTTTGGCAGAACTCAAACAACTTCTGTCCGCTTTCCTTTCGCATATCCGCGTCGCTCACTAAATCTCTTATATGTTTGTACCAATCCTTTTGGCTTTTAACGTAATGTACCGGCATATCTAAGTACGGATTGACATAGCTAACTATGGCAGGGTTCTTTTTAGCAGCTGTTTCTAATACCTTTAGATTTGACTTCATAGCGTTAAACTTATTATCTACTAAAGGAATAACTGAAATATCGCTATCGGTGTATGCTCCCATATATTCAGTAACCCTTGCATAGTTATAGATCGTGGGGTTAAGCTTTAAACCGCAAGTAAAGGCGTCAATCATTTTATCCCATATAGGTTTCTCCCCGTCATTGTAACCTGCTATAACAGTTCTAATATTCATACCTTGTAACCTTTTAAACGGCTGCCTTAGTATTTCAATATCCCTTTCGTGCGTTCCGCTTCCGCTCCAAAATAATCTAACCTTGTAATCTTCGGTCTTGTTATCCTGGAACTGCTCTTGCCCATAAGGTAATGCGTTTGGTAAGATGTGAACGTTCTTATTGTAAGGACTTATCTCTCCTGCTAACCTTTCGTGAGTGCAGGTGCATAGGTCTGCTATCTTTAAGTAATCGGTAATTAGTTTAGGTATATTGTTAATCTTATATCTTAAATACAATAAATGGCTTTCGTTTAGTTCCCAATGGTCATCGTTATCTACTACTAACTTAAAGCCGTACTTAGTTCGCCAGGTGTCCATTTGCTTTGCATCTATCTCGTTAAGCATTCTATTCATTAATACAATATCCCACCCTTGCTCTAATAACTCGTCATTTAATACATCGGTAATAAGTGCGTACTCTTTTTCCAAGTGTACTATCGGCATCATTATTCGGTGCAGTCCTACGCCTGAGTTAGCTGAAGTTATACAAAGTATTCGCATCTTATATTCTTTTGGTTGTGGTATATGTCTTGGTATTTTTCCCATACACTTTGCGCCCGTCCTAAACTTTCGTCTTTCATTCGTCTGTATTCCGTTCCGTTGCCGACATCGTGTCCTATATGTTCTGAACGCATATCTGGAAGGTAGTA